TGCTTCTTTTATAAAATATACGAGAGAACCATTTACAGTAAAAAACAATAATACTATTATTATTAATTGTATACTGAATAAAAATAGTTTTAGAATTTGTCCCTGATCTTTTTTTTTTATTTTTGGTTCATCTTTATCATTTTTATCTCCTTCTTTTATTTTATTAGTATTCATATATATTATTATTATATTTTTAATACTATTTATTCCTAATTATCTATAACTATTAAATTCTAATGAAGCTAAACCCTGTTCAATAGTTAAAACATTATATGTTTCTTCAAATAATTTTAAATTAAAAGTATAATCATATATTTGCCAATCAGTTTTATTATAACCATAACTATTTCCTGAACTATCACATATTGGTATAATTGCTACACGAGATGGATCTAATATTGGTAACAATGGCACATTGTCATATTCAAAATCAATATGTCTATATTGAATTAAATTCATTGCACCATTAGGATCTAAGTCATATGGTGAACTATTTAAACCAAAATTATATGTATATAATCCTTCAGTATATCCACCACTTGTTCTTAAAAATGGTTCTACTGTATTATAATAAGTTGCATCTAGTCTCTCTTCTCTAATTCTTCCATCTAAAATGAGCGACCAATTATTTAAAATTGTCTTATTAGAACCTTTATATGGTCCTGTTATATATGGAAATACACCTTTATTATTACTACTATCATAAGTAAATGGAAAATATGGTGGACTTAAGTTCATTCCTGATCCCACATATGTTGAACCTATTGCTAAACCTGAAAATGAATGTGATAAACAGATTGCATAGTTAAAACTTGTATCTATTGAATATTTTGCGAATAAAGAAAAGTTATTTGGTAACATATTTGCTGTTGTTAATTCCCACATTTTTGGTTCATTACTAAAATTATAATAAGGATTTGCTATATTATTTGTCTGTTGTATAAATGATAAATCATTTAGATTTGAATCTGAATTATAGTATGTTTGTTTTAAATTTTTATAATATAGTAACTGTAACGTATAATCTTGGTCGCCTTTATATTGCCAATTTGAATAATTATTCCATTGATTTCTCAAATTTACATCTGATCTTTGTAAGAACCACATCCAATTTGATACTATATTATTTGATTTGAATCTATCTGATGCATATGCATTATGATTTATTTTTTCAAATATAATTGTTTGCATCTGTTTAATTAGATAACTTTGAGGGCGTGATCTAAATACTAGTTGTTCTTCATGATCTAAATAAACATATGTTGAACACAGTCTTGGATTTGCTGTCCACAATCCATTTGGTCTAAAATATGCTGCTATATCCGCACTCAATTGTGTTTGTAAAGCGGCTTCTTGTAAAAATGCTTGATTAGTAGAAGGATATTGTGTTGTAAACATATACATTTGATATAATGGGTCAGTCGTATTTATTGTACTTATAAATGGAGGTGGATTATATGGTTTAAAAAGATTAAATTGTGAATAATATAATTGTCTATAGTTTGCAGACAAACGCCAACATTCTGCCGACCCTGGTCCACAAGGTGGTACTCCACACGTATTTAGAGCATTTTCATAATCACTATAATAATTTGCAGATAAATCTTCATATATTGATAAACCTGATCCTACTTGTGTTGTATTACCTTTTGCAAAACTATGCCCATAATAAGTATTAATATATTGTCTAACATCTCTTATTACAAAGAGTTCTCTAATTGGTCTACACTCTATACTTATTTTTAATGCATTTTTTGTAAGACTAACTAATGGAAAACTTTGAGAAGATGAAAACATATACCACAAATTTAATGGTATTGTAAGCAATCTTTTATCAATTGAAGGTGTTATATTTGTTCGTATATTTGGATCTCTTGTAACACTCAAGTCTTCTAATCTATTATATAATGACCAATATATATTAGCAGAACTATCTCTAAATTGAGATATTGATGAATATAAACAATTTGGATATAATCCTTTTCGTTTGCCTGCAAACCCTGGATTATTCATTTCTGAAATATTTCCCGTCATCCTATCAAATATCTCTTTTTTCTCTTGACTAAACTCTCGTTTTACTAAATTTGTTAAGTATTCTCCTGTATATTCTTGTATAATTGTACCAGCTATACTTATACTTACCTTTGTCATCATTTGTGCCCCTAAATCTTCTATCCATTTAAATTCAAATGGCTGACAATGTGGTATTTGTGCACTTCCTAATTTACGTACTGGTTTTTCTAGCTGACTGTTACTTGGATCACGTATTTTATATATACCTGTTTGATATTCTGGAACTATATTACTAGGATTTACAGCATATCCTACACAATCTTGTAAAAAATTGTCTGGATTGTCTCCACTACTACATGTGGGGTTTGCTGTTGTACCACAGCCTCCTGGCGTTATATTTCTATCACTTGGTTCAACCCATACCGGACTCCATATATATGGCATTTGAATGACAAAAAATGTATCTAATAATAAATCACCCCATCTTGGTATTGTAAAATCAAATTTTGTTATATTATTTTCTCGCAGAGTGCTATTTGTTACATTACAATTAATTATATGTTTTTGTAAACCAAAATTAGTATATTTTTTATAAGTTGCTACAAAAAATGATTTTTTTGGATTTCCAGTAATAAATACATTAATATTTCCATAAGATACTATATTTAATAAACCTCCACCCATTTAAATACTAATATATAAATTAAGTTTATATTTATTTATATATTATGTTAATTTATATATTATGTTAATTAAATTGTTCTATCTAATGCTAAACTAGCTACACCGTTTTTTATTGTTAAAATGTTATATCGTTCTTCCATTATATGTAAAGTATAGCTCCATAAATATAGATCTTTATTTTTTATCTGTATTACTGTAGGATTTTTTTCACTATTTGTTAATGGATCACAATTTACTGACCCAATAATTACAGGCTCTTGCCAAACTGTTTCTACATAATTTGGTATTGGTACTACTTTTGAACTAGGATTTAATCTAAATTCCCAATTTATTGTATTAAATGCTGATAAATTTACCGCACCTGATGGTTGATAAGTAAAAGGTGAACTATTTAAACAAAAATTGTAGTAATACGTTCCCTCTATACCAGATCCATTACTTCTACTATATAAATCAACCCATGCTATTATTCCATTATCAAGTGAATATTCTCTTACTGTACTATTAAAATATAACCCCCAAGATATTAATATCTCTCTTGTATTTTGTGGATTATAAATTGGTTGCCAAACTATTTCATCAATAAACCCTTTTAAAGGTAACAGTTGTCTACAGCTTGGATTTGAAATTCCATTTATATTTATTGCTCCACCATTAAATTCTTCTCTAAAAGGTTGATTTGTATAATTACTCCACTCATTTCTTGTATCCACATCTGATCTTTGATAATACCACATCCAAGATATTACTAATCCTCTAGTTTGTATTGGTATATAATTATCTCCACCTAATAAATCATATATATCTTGTTCATGTACCTCTTTTACTAAATACGATTGACAATTATTTGCAAAATCATTTCGTTCATCTTCTGTTAAAAATGTATAATTTGCCATCAAATGAACATCAGCAAACCAAGGATCTAACACTTCATCATAATATCTTTGAATTGTTTCATTAATATTAACTGGATATGGTATTGCTCCTATCTCTGGTGTTGATGCACCCGATATATCATATGCTTTATCTATTATTACCTTTGGCGGAGGCGCTTTTAAAAAATATTTTAAGTTATATATTGAAAATTCATCTGGTTTAGGTGAAGTATACTGTTGAGGTATATTTGCAAATAATGTAATTAATGAGTCAAACTGTAAACCTTGTGGTCTTGAAGGATCAAAAAATGTATCAAAACAACCTGATATATCTGGAGCTGGTCCTACTGGCTCCACACCAGTTGTTGTATTTATAGGATCTACCGTTAATTCATTACGATCAGCATATATAGCTGGAGGTTCTCCTGTAGATGTTAATACCCGAGCATCTAAAGCCAATGAAAATTTATTTATTATATTTTTTACTACCCACCATTCATTTACTGGCCGTACCTCTACTTCTACTCTTAATTCTGAATATTGCATACTAATTAATGGTAATGGTGTCTTATTATTTGTAGTACACCACAAATTAATTGGTACATATAATTGTTTTCCTCGTATTGATGGTTCTAATCCGTATCGCATTTTTTCATACATTGATCCAAAATATGCTGCATTTGGATAATTTCCATTACGATTTTTATAATTTTTTGGATCCATCAAATCTTCAGTATTTCCTATCATTCTATTAAAAACTTTCTTTTGATCATTTGTAAAATCACGTTGTACCATATTTAATAAATATTGACCAGTAAATTCTTGGATTATAGTATCATTTGAATATATTCTTACTGCTTTTAAAATTTGAACTCCTAAATTTTCAATCCATCTAAATTCAAATGGAAATATTCTATTTACCCATTTCATTCCACCTCTTGTTGGAGTTTTATTTCTTTCGGTAAAAGTTCCCGGTGAATCTATATATATATTTGTGAATGCAAACTGTGTTGTACATTCACAGCCACATGCTTCACAATTTTGAGAAGCTTCATTTACAATTGTTGAATATACACTACCTAGTCCTCCTACTTCTGTATCTAATTTATGTGATATTTGTGTTCTACAAGCTGAACAAAACATCGCTGGAACACCTCCTATAGAAAGTAACGGGCTCCATATATTTGGTAATTTAAATGAAAAATATATTTGATTTAACAAATCTCCATATCTTGGTATTTTAAAATTATATATTGTTGGCACATCATAATTTAAACGTTTTTCTCCTTCAAAATTTATTCTAAATTTTTGTTGTCCAAAATTTGTATGTGATAAATACGTTTTTTTAAAAAATGTCGTTGTTGGTTGTCCTATTAATATTATTGATTCTTTACCTTGTGAAATTAAATTTAATAAGCCTCCAGTCATATATATTCTATTTAATTTAAATTTTAAATTTTAATAAAAATTAAATTAACTAGCAAATAGTAACTTAGCCATTCCTCCTGAAAATTCTAAAATATTATATCTCTCTTCCATTATATGTAAATTATAATTATAATCAAAATCTGTATATTTATCATTTTTTACACTAACTATTGGTCCTCCTGGACTTACATAATTAAAATAATCATCTATATTTTCTCCCCAAGCATCATCTATATAATTATCGGCTTTATAATTATGACAATCTAAATTTAAGTCTAAAGCACCTAATGTACCTTCTGCGCTAGGTATCATTTCACGCCATGGATTAATTGTTTCAAATTCAAACTCAACATTTGTAAACTTTGCCATATTCATAGATCCAGATGGTTGATAATTTGTTATTTTTTCTATATTAAAATTATAAGTATATATACCATCTTCTAAATCACCATTTAATACTATATATTTCTCTATATAATTATTTATTCCTTCTGGAAAAAGTGTCTCTCTCTCTAATGCATTACAATACAAACCCCACTCAGTCATTATTTCTTTCTGATTTCCTGGATGTATTGGTCCTGATATATATTGTAAACAAGGATTATATTGTTCTTCTATATTATTTGTACAACTAAAACCCACTGGTGTTATATATGGTGTATTTACTGATTCTAAATCTATTAATGTATATGATAAATCTAAAGCTAATATTGATGGATATGGCATTTTATCTTTGTATGCCCAATTACTATAATTACACCATTCATTTCTTAATACTACATCACTTCTTTGAAAAAACCACATCCAAGATACTGTTAAACCTGTAGCATTTATATTCTCTCTATGAAATCCTTGACAATCTGATATAGTTTTTTCAAAAACTTGTTTTACTAGATATCTCTGTGGCATTCCAGCTATTCTTATTCTTTCTTCTTCTGATAAAAATGCATATGTACAATATAACCCTATATCTTGCTTATTTGGTCTTTCTGTATAATATATTTCAGCAATTTCTTTAAACACATCTTGCTCATTAACTCTTATTTGCGTTATATTTCCATTTTTGTCACTAACTTCTCTATATAGTGGATAACCAACATCACCTAAACATACAGTATTTTCTGGTGGAGGCTGTAAAAAAAATCCATAAGTATATCTTAAATCATTAAAATTTGGAGCTATATATGGAGGATCATAATATTTAAATATATCTGCAGAATTACATGGTAATCCTGTATTTAAACATATATCACTGACAAATCTATCATAATAATTTAAATCTCTTACTACAAATAATTCACTATATGGTCTACACTCTATATATACTTCTAATTTAGAATAATATAGCGATACTAATGGTATTGCTCTGTAACTTGAAAATGTTTCCCATAAATATAATGGTACAAATATTTTTCTTCCATTAATTGATGGTCTTAGACCTTCTGGCCAAAATGTTCTATCTAATCTTCCCCAAGATGCGTTAGGATAATTACCATTATTATTAGAAAAATTTGCAGGATCATTCAACTCTTTTATATTTCCTGTCATCTGATCAAATTTTTCACGACTTCCAGTATCTAAATCTCTTTGGGATTTACAATATAAATAATGACCTGAATACTCTTGTATTACTCTTCCATCTATTAAATATGTTACCTTTTTTACTAACTGTGAACCTAAGTTTTCTATCCATTTAAATTCATATGGTTGACAATAAAAATTTCTAGAAATATCTTTACCAGTTTCTGGTGAAATCGGATTACCTTTACTATTTACTGGATATGGACTAGTATATATAGGACTATATATATTTGGAACATTTATAGAAAAAAAAGTATCCATTAACATATCACCATTAAAAGGTATAACAAATCTAAATTCTGCATCTGCAAATAATGTTATACGATTCTCATTATAAAATGGTATCTCAAATCTTTGAAGTCCAAAATTTCTATATTTAGCATATGTTTTTTTAAAAAATGTTTTTTGTGGATTACCATTTAATACTACATTTATATTTCCTTTTGCTACTAAATTTAATAATCCTCCACCCATATGTATATATAATTAATATATTATTAAGTATATATTTATATTTATAATAGTATATATATAATGAATTATGTCCAAAAATTTAAAAATAATACTTTTGCAATTGCTCATGCCCAAGCAAAAAATTTTTATAATCAACAAAGACAAGAACAAATTAAATTTATCTGTTTATCTATTATCATATTATTAATTGTAGCTATTATATATTATATACATTCTAAAATTAACTTATATAAAACTAATTGTAAATTACTTAAAAAAGTTTATAATAGTACACCTACTCTAAGTGGTATCGATAATAATTCTCCTTATCTTTTACGTGATTTTTATATTAAAACTGCTTATAATTGTTGTGCCAGCGGGCAATTTAAAGCTGATTTTGTTGGATTATGTGCATTACAAACTTGTATTCAACAAGGGGCTAGATGTTTAGATTTTGAAATATATTCTATAGACAATCAACCTGCTATTGCTGTATCATCTATTAATGATTTCACTATTAAAGAGTCTTTTAATAGTATATCTACTGCTGATGCATTTAATACTATTATTAATATGGCTTTTTCTGCTAGTCACTGTCCTAATCCTAATGATCCACTCATATTACATTTTAGAATATTAAGCAATAATGTACCTATGTATAACACACTTGCTACACAAATTAGTAATATTCTTAATTCAAGAATTTTAGGCGTTAATTATAGTTTTGAATTTGGTGGTAAAAATTTAGGAGCAGTTCCTATAAAAAACTTTCTTGGTAAAATTATTATTATTGCTGATGCATCTAATCCTCTTTATCAAAAAACTAAACTTGATGAATATATTAATATGGGTAGTGGCGCAGTATTTATGCGAATTATGCAATACCAAGATGTTAAATTTACCCAAGATTTAAAGCTAAAAGATTACAATAAAAAAAATATGACTATTGTTTTACCTGATTGGAGTGCAAATGACTCTAATCCTAATTTTAATGTCGCTAGACAATATGGCTGTCAACTTATTGGTATGTCCTTCCAAAATTTTGATTCTAATTTAGAACATTATAATGCATTTTTTGATGGCGACAAGTCAGCATTTGTTCTTAAACCTAAAGAATTACGATTTGTTCCTTTAACTATCCAAATACCACCAAAAGCTCCTCCTGCTTATTCATATCAAGCTCGACCTGTTACTACAAATGGTCCAAATGTTTATTATAATTATCGTATCTAATAAGGGGAAACCCCTTAAACCCAAATAATAAGGGGAAACCCCTTAAACCCAAATAATAAGGGGAAACCCCTTAAACCCAAATAATAAGGGGAA